GAAAGTGAACCGTCTTTGTTATCAATCCATTCTAACAAATCACCCTCTTTCCATCCTAGTTCTTCCAGGATTTCATCAGTGAATGTAAGAACACCATCATCACCAACAGTCAGAGTAGTTTTCATAGAAAGAAAGATTCTAATCCTTTGTAGTTAATTTGCATCGCAGTCCATGGTCTGGTGTTGTTAATGTCTACTGAATCACCTTGCTTGGAGGCATTAACAGGCGACGAATAGGTTCTTGATTTTGTATTGTAGAACCCCCAGATCGTAGAGACACGATCATTGCTATAGTTAAAGTGATCGGGATGCTGTAACCAAATAGCGACAACATTACGCTTAAAGGATTTAACTTTGTAGGAGTATCCCTCTGGGGGTTGGTGTGGGAAATCATCAGGTAATTCAAGCATTTTGATAGTAGAAACCTGCTGCCTTATTCATAGAGATAAGTTTATCATGAATGTCGTCAACTTCAAAGCGAAGATTCTCTTCTTCACCCATCAAGCTCATCAGATCAACTTCAGTCCAATCTTCAACATTCATGCTCCCATCTTGATACAATGGAGTGTAATAAAGTGCTCCCTCACTACAAATGGAGTAGGCACAGCCTTGGTTCTCAGCGATGTAAATGATCATTGGTCGTTTTTGTTAGAAAGGTGTGCTTCGATGATGTCGAGAATCTCACCACAATCGTCGGCAAGATCCTCATCAACTAGAACGCCATAATCCTCAACGGCGTCGAGAATTATTGCAAGTTGTTTGTCTGTTAGTTTAACCATCAGAAAGTAGGAGAAATTTCATAAATCAACACATGCACCCCTGCGCATTTGTTGGTAATTGATACCATTATGCGATCCACCCATATAGTAATGCTTACCGTAGTAATAAGCAGCACAATTCGATTCTCTCAACCCAAAGATTCGCCCCATTTCTTTTAGTGAAACCTCACCATTTGCGCGACGATACTCATTCAATTCCTGGGTGATTTTCTTGCAGTTTGGTGTGAAACGAATGGAATTTTCAGAGTGAACTGTGATTTTGCGTTTCATGATTACCAAATGTGAGTGAAACGTTTGTGAGTTGCTTTGGTCATTCTACCTTCTTTGAGCATGTTATCACACACTCTAACAAAGACTTGAAACTTTTCCTCTCTTGTGAGAGTATCTGCTCCGTCGCATTGTTTCATCACGCGGAGCATTTGTGCTTTGGAAGTGATCATGATTCAGAGAGATTCGATGATGGTGCGACGTGCTTCGTAAGCTGTAAACTCATTGGGGAAAGTTGCGATCTTAGTGTGATCATCTTTCCAGTAAAGTGCCCACTTATGTGAACCCCAAACTGCTTTGACCTTGATCGGATTGTCGATGCCGAGCGGATAGGGTTTCATGGTGTGTTCCTTTGACTCTTTAATAATACACGCCTGAGACCCCTCTACAAGCGCCTGTAGACCACTTCTCAGGTCGTCCACCGCTTGGGCATGGTAAAGTTTGCTTTTGCAAAAACTTCGCGATCTACGAGTTTAGTTTGCATCCCATTTTGACCATGGATAACAAAACCTTCCTGCTTTACTTTCAGTCCTTGAATAGAAGCTGTGGGGCAATCTGTGATGATGAAAGAGTCAATAAGATCCTCTTTCATCTCGATCAGGATGAGATAAAGATCAGCAAGTCTCGGACAATCGAAGATCAACGTCAGCATTTCATACGTCAGAAGTTTACCTTCACGGATAAAAGCATTGATGATTTTCTTACAACATGCAGCAGTTCTTTCATCCAAGAACTTTACATTTTCAGTCTTGAATGTAGGTGCTTCATCATCATACTTAACGTAATCTACGGAAGGTTGAACCCACTTCACTTTCTGATTATCTTCAAGAAGTTCTGTGAAGGGTTTAGCAACAGCATCACGCAGATCATTCTCTGCAAAGTATTCTGTGTGAGGTGCAATGATGATCTTTTGTGTTACAAACTCGGGAAACGAGTAAGTAATCGTGTTGGGAGTAAAAGTACGATCATTGCCCCAACCAATAAAATCGCCTTGCAAGATAGAATCTGTGCGAGGAAGAAAATTAAAACAAGCGTGAAGAATATCCGCAACCTCTTCGGCATAATGCTCGTCAATTTCTTCGTGAGAGTGTGCAATGCGAATCTTTTTCTTGTTAAAGACTGCTTTAGTCCCAACAAAAAATGTACCTGTAGCAGGATCTTTGCCCCACACAATAGCAGGAGCACCGTCCATTTTGACGGAAACTTGATCAAAATTGTAGAGTAATTCTACAACAGACAGATCACCCGTAAGGATCATGTCTTCGGGGTGTTCGATGTGAATGTTTTTCATGATCCTACTATTGCACAGAATGGGACAAAAATCAAGGGGTTTTAGACCAGTTCCTCAACTGGCTGCTTTCATCTCCGTTCCGTATGAAACTTCGATTACATCGGTGGGCATCAATCCTTCAAGAGTTTCTTCATCATAAAGATCAAGAATTTCTCCCTTGACTTCATCTTCAGTCCAAGTTTCGATGTTTCCCATGATACTATCAAAAGCAAAAGTGATGAGCGTATCCATGTCCATCCCATCGATGATCATGTGAGTGTAGTTCTCTTTCAGTTGCTCAAGCTGGTTGCTGGTCATCTGCATCGTTTTTGGAAAGATCGGTGAATTGTGCTTGCTGATAAACATAAAGTTTATCTACCACGGTATCCCAGAAGTCAAATTCTTCATCATCTTCAGCATCATTTGCATAATCCCGAATGATGTGAATCAATGACCTCCATTCTTCGTGATCTAGTTGGTCCTCTTTTGGAATTGGGAAAGACATCAGTAATCGTAATCTCCGTTAATATATTCATTTAGGTCGAACTTTTTCTCAAGGTTTTCTTCATCCAAGAATTGGTTAATGTCCTCATCAGTGAGATCAAGAATTTCGCCAGGAAGATCAATGAAAAAGTCGTTCATGTGGTTTGTTTGACTGAAGTCAATATAATGCCTCAGCGAGGGCATTTGTCGATTTGGTAGACAGCTCATCGATTGTCTCTTGTGCGATGGTGATAGCATCAGGATTCACGTCCATTGTGATGCAATTCCGACCCAGTTCCATTGCCGCGATTGCTGTTGTTCCTGATCCGCAGAAAGGATCCAGAACCCATCCGCCCGACTCAGATGATGCTTTTATGATACGTTGTAACAATTTCAGGGGTTTTTGTGTGGGATATTTACGCTTATTCTTCTCACTTCTGCTGATAAAGTATACATCATCCCATAGATTTTGCACTGGAACACCCTTAGACTCATGAGAATAGATTTTTTTGTAGATATTGTTTGTGCCGTAGTGCAGCAGGTCTTGCGCGTCCAGTTCTTCGAGTTTTTCCCTTGTTATACGGAACCCATAAACAGGATTGTAACCTTTGTATTCAAATCTAGCGCATGGTCTACTCTTTTCCCCCGTTACTTTCGCCAGAGCATAGTAACCAACGTCATCCTTATTCTTGAAACTATTAGCTGCATAGACAGGATCAAGTGAGGTATACTCAACCTCAAAATATGGACTGCCTTTTCTAAACACCAGGATTGAATCCACGATGTTACCCCAACCATTCTTGATGTTATTCTTCGGTCCAGATCTCTTCCAAGAGATATTTGTATAGAAAGAATCTCTGATCTTTCGATCTATTTTAGACATCACAAGTGCATTGCCCATGAAGTTATTGTGGGCATACATCCATCCATTCTTGTTAAGTTTAGCCCAGCATGAGTTTATTACATTTGCGTACCAATCTGTATAATCATCGAAAGATTCCCATTTATCTGAGAATCCTTTCTGCTGGCCATCTTCCTCTTGCATGGTAAAATCCCGCTGCAATCCGAACGGGGGATCCATATAAACCAGATCAAATGTCTGGTCTATAGAATCAATCTCCTCAACAGGTTTTTGCAGGATAGTTACACTCATCGACGAATCTCACTGATAGCGGGTTGACCTTGATTGAAAACGACATCAACAACTGCCTGAACTTTACGGGCAGTGCTGATACCAACTTTATCATAAGTTGGGATGCAAACCAATCCAAACGTCTTCTCAGATCCACCCAGGCGGATCACACGACCGATGGATTGACTGATTCCGATATAATCCATGTTCCGCATGAAAACAACTGCTTCCAGTCCACTGACGTTGATACCCTCGGACAGAATAGAGTGATGCAGAACAACAAATTTTTTCTCAGGATCTTTGCCCCAAGCGTTCAGAGTCTCGAAAAATTGCTCACGATTGACTTTCTGACCGTCAATAATTGCACCAGTCTTAGATGTGATCGTCATCCAAGAATAACCACGCTGAGCAAGTTCGAGGCAGAACTTAGACTGAGAAAGAAGAGTGATAATCTGCTTTGTTGTGCGAGCACAGATCAGAGTTTTTTTGATGTTGTTATCATCAATGGTCTCCAGCAGGTTATTACAATCATCAGCAAATACAACCTTACGACCTTTAATCATAGGCAGCTGCTTGACTACAACTTTGGGAGGAAGAATGTAACCACCTTCGACCAACTCAGGAGCAGGAACATTGATCAGAACCTGACCATAAACAGACCAATTCATGCCTGGTTTGGTAGCAGCAAGAGAATGTTTCGGAGTTGCAGTATAACAATATGCACGATCTGCGTTCTCCAAAAAGAACTCAGTAGCAGGGAAAAAGTTCTTCTTTACACTGTTATGTGCTTCGTCAAAGTAGATAGCATTGACCTCAATATCTGCTTCCATCACACGATGGAGAGAATTGTAGGTGGTAAAGATGATGCAGTTCTCGCCCATATTGCGAGCACAATTAGCAAACACATTGATTCTGTCTGCTTTAGTTGTGCTGGTGTAGTGTGTTTCACCACTGTGAACGTGCATCACATGCAGATAAGGATCGCTATTGTTAGGATCAATAACCTCCATAAACTCACTGCAAAGTTGCTCAGCAAGAAGAATCCGAGGAGCAACAACAACAGTCGTGGTGCCGTTGTTGATAGAATCCAGACGGCGCTGAGTATCAACAATCATGGTGAGAGTTTTACCACCACCAGTAGGAACAATGATCTGACCTTTTTTGTAAGTTTGCATCCGAGCAACGATGCGATCTTGGTGCGGGCGAAGCGTCAGAGTCATTGGTTTGTGTCGTTAGAACTATTATACACAAAAAAACCCCCTTTCACAAGGGGGTGGACAGCTCACCAACTGGTTACTTAAATATATTCCAAATGAACCAAATTATCCCAATAAGTAAGAACCAGGGCCAATATGCGAAGAATAAAAATATACCAAAGAGAACAGCGATTGTTCCCCATCCAATACCACTGGAGCTAGAACCACCAGAAAACATACCAACCTCACGAAGATTGCGGATGTATTGAACATCCCCATAGATTGTACGAATTTGTCTTTCTGCTCCATGAAATGTTGAAGCTTCAACTTCTACGCTGATTTCTCCAACACTGGAATCAGGGAAAACATCTGCTCTCCAAGTAGTCATCTTAGAATTTAGAACGTGCGAGATCTTCTACCATTTCTATATTAGCATAAGTTTCTGAATATGCTAGATCCCAGAGTTTATTAAGAATTTCATCATACTCTTTGTAAGATGATCCATCGACAATACTATTCACCTGTTGTTTGCGAACAGCATCGAAGACAAGTTTCCATTGATGATGATTGAGATTCATTGGATTTTTCCTGTGAATTTGTAACACTTGTACTTTGGTTCATGTCTATCAACATACTTTTGTGCATGTTCGATACAAGTAAACCAGCAACGTTTTTTCTCTGTTTTATCTTCAAGAAAGATAGGAAATGTTCCTGGATGAGGAAACAACTCCTTCTTTCTTGAATTTGATACTTTGATCTCTGGTTTTTTCTTTTTTCTCATTATTTCATGTAAAGATAACCACCTGCCCAATCTGCATTTTCAAGCAACCATTCACGATCACTGATGATGCAAAGGTTGAAACGTACATGCTTAGCAGGAGACTTGAATGATGCTGGTTTGTATACTTCACCAGTCTTCTTATTCACGAAAGCATGAACACTACGGGAAGGAGCACGATTCTCATTAGGAATCTCCATAATGATTTTGTGATACTTGCGACCACTCTCAATGTAGAACTTATACACGGGAGCAGGGCGACCAGCAAGTTCACCACGATTGCGAGACTTAAAGTTGTCCATAAGAGCATCACAAAGCATCAGAGAATACTTACGGACATTCAGCTCAATAGTGTTACGAGCATCTTGTTGAGCAACAAAATCAGCGAACTGAGTAGTCATGTGCAATTCCTTTGACTCTCTTAATATACATGAAAAAGGGGAGCATGGTTGCTCCCCTGTGCCACTTCAATGATCGTCCGTCACGAGTTTCCTAACCAGATGTTCTGCCCAATCTTCCATCTTATCGGGGTGAATTGCACTCAACCCAGACTCTTTTACAGCCTTTTCCATTGATTCGATTTCTTCTTTTTTGAGAGATTGCTCGTCTCGTTTGAAACTCATAGACTTACGATTGTTTACTATAGTATATTATACAAGATCCCTAACAAATATGTTGGTTTCTTCATAATTACTTTAGAGTTCATTCATCATCCGTAAAGAAGTTACCAAACATACCACTATCACCCATCTGACGGTTTTCTAGCTTGTCCATCACGGAATCCATCGTGATGACTGTATCAATTTTTGTAATTAGTTCTGCAATAACTCCACAAACTACTGGACGTTCTTGACGTGCAGCATATGCTAA